CCAAAGTTTTTGACACTGAAGTCTAATCTGTCAACTAACTTTATTGCATTACCTATGTGATCCACAGCAACAAAGCCTTCTTCGCCTGTGACATCATAGTCTCCTTCTGCGTTTTGTACAAATGTATCAATTTGTCTGATGTTTGTTAATTTTTTGATTATCATTTCTTTTGCTTTGATTAAATCTAAATATACAACGTATGCTTTTTCTATCTCTTCCTGATTGCTTTCTAAAAATGCTATACCGTCCAGCATCAATTTTGTTTTTCTTACTTTACCGTCATCGCTTTTTAGTTTTTCAACTGCTGATTTTAGTGTGCCTTTGTATTCAGAAATAAAACGTTGGGCAAAAACTTTAGGGTCTTGCTCAAAGCCTACCAGTTCTCTGATAATCTTATTTACACTAGCCTTAATTCTTGTTCTTAAATCATCACCAAACTCATTATTTTTAAGAAAGTCTAAGTCTGTAACTGCTTTTAAGTTTTGATCTGCATTATTAATAAGTTGGCCTAATTCATTTGATTCATCTTCTGTGAAGGTTACTTGACCTGAGTAATCTCTTATGATTGCATCTCTGTGCCATACATCTGGATGGCTACCTAAACTGCCTGCATCAAAACCAAACTTAGCAGATAAGTCTGCTAGTTCACCACCACCAACATATTCTGTATGGAATACAATACCAACTTTTGCTCTAAGCATGTCAGATGCTAGTTTACTATTTTTAGGTATAGCATAAATGATGGTATTAGGTTTGAATATAATAAATTCTTCGCCTTTGATATTTGCTACTTGAATACTGTCGTCTGTGAACAATAAATCACCTTGAACAACTTTGTTTTTAAAATTAAGTTTTTGTAAATATGCAAATGCACTAATTAACTTTTCCTGTAATCCTTCTGCTTCATGATTTGCTTTAATATCTTCTACACTTTTATTTACAAGTGGATTCCTTTTATTAAATACACTCTTAGTTCCTACAAAAAATTTACCATCTGCAGGATCTGTACCAACAAATACTGCTGGTGCACCGTCCCACTTTGTTGTTAAATTGAATTTAGTCTTTGCACTACCTTTAAGCATTTCGTGAAAACTTTGTAAATATTGAATTGCTTGTTTTCCGCCTGGTAAGCCGTCATTGAAAATTAAATCTTCTAGATGTTCAAGGTGTGTATTCTTGCTTTCATCTAGTCGGTGATGAATAACACATTCAATTAAATATCCTTTGGTAAGATCGACTGCTCTCATTAATAACTCGTATCTATTTTTTCTATTCCTGAATCTGCAGGATCTAGTGTAGTTAATTTTTGCTTTTGTTTGCCTGATAGTTTTTGTGGTACAAGTTTAACACCGTTAATAGAAATAATTTTTTTACTAGGAATACCTGTTGTAGTTGATTGTTTTGGATTTTCTGGATTAAAGAATCCTTTTATTTGTACATCTGGTACTCCGTCGCCGTCTGAATCTGCTGTAAATTGTATAAATTCACCAGTTTTTAATACATTATCACTAGTGGACCATTGTATTTTGTCACCGGGTTTTGGAGGTTGGACGCCATACACTTGTTCCCATGTAGTGCCCTGTTGTTTATTAGTTCTTTTATTTTTAATAATATTGTCTAGTTTACCACCTGCTCTGGCTCCGAGTGTTGCCATTCCTTTTACAAACCAGTTATCATCTTTATATCTAGCGGCAACTCCTGCTCCCGCTTTGGCTTGATTAGTAGGATCCCACCATGCTTTAACATCATCCCATCTTTTTAAGTTTAATAGATTTTTTATTCTTGCTGATGTATTTTTTTGAAACGCTCTTCTAGTAAAAGAAGGATCTGCCGGGATAAAATCTTGTGCCCTGTCATCGTATACATAGAATATATTTTGTGCATTATCTATATATCCTTTATACTCGTAACCATCAACCTCAAATTCTACATGAGAATATTTAGGATCACTAACAATGCTTTTCCATTTTTTAGCAGGTGCTTTTTTTTGATAGTCTGATAAACTATCATCTTCGCGTAATATGACTTCGTTAATCTTCATTTGTATTAGACCTTGATTCTTTGATAATCTGTACACCCTTAACAAATCTTTCAGGCCTATTGCCTTTAATTGAATTAATTAAACGTCTTTGCAAGTCTAATGCTTCATTTTCATCAAAATTTTCTTGAATTAATTCAATTAAATTTAAGGCACTTTTAATAATATGGTTGCCTCTAGACTCAATTACATTGAGTTTGTCTCTTTCTGAAACAATTGAATTTAATTCGTCTAGAATTGATCTGTGATTTAAGGACATCTTATCTCCGTTTAAGCATATTTATCTATTTTACTTCTTCTTGAGGAGATTCCTAAGTGCCAAACCTTGTTGTACTATGTCAACATTGTCCTCTGTTGCATCTTCATCGCTTCTTATTACTGAAGATCTTTTCATAGCATCTGTCATTGTTATCGTATTAATAGTATCGTAAGTATCTTCGTCCTCATCTAAGTCTTCAATTCTCAGTGTTTCTGGGTTGAATTTTAAGTCTACTTTACTGCCAACACCACTACTAGAACGTGTTTTCATAAACTGTATTTGATATCTACCACGTTCTCGCATGGCATTACTTGTAAATATGCCTATAACATTGTCTGCTGTTTGTATTTTACTAATACCACCTGCAATATGACTGTGATCAAACTCTATTTCTTCTACTGCACCTCTGTTTAACTGTGATGCTGTTACTAATAGTATGTTTAATTCTACTGCTAAGTTACGCAACTCCTCTGATACATACTTGTCTTTAATAAACAAGTCACTTGCTGATACTTTTCCACTTATTGGCATCATTAAATCAAGATAGTCAACTAATAAACAGTCTACTTTTACACCTGTCTGTATTTCATACTCTCTCAAAAACGATCTAATATCACTAGCATTAATACCATTGCTCATCTGTTTTATGCGGAATTTACCTGCACCTTTGCCTTTCATTACTACTTTTAGATGGACATCGTCCATATTTTTCATAACATCTCTGGTTGCATACTCACTAACCATAGCATCAATACGCATACTTGACAGTTGCTCACTTAACTCTAAACTCAAATATACTGTGTTAAGTCCTGCTTGACTCCAGTTTACACCTAAGTTTTGTAGGAACAAACTTTTACCAGCACCTGATCCTCCGGCAAATACAGTTAATTCACCTCTATTCAGTCCACCATATAGTTTTTGATCAAAGTTTTTCCAACCTGTACTAATTGCACCTGCTTGATCTTTGATCCATTGTAACCTTTCTTTGGGATTTTCATAATAATCTAAACCAAAGTCACTTACTAGGCCAACACTGGTTGCTTCTTTAATAAGTGCTTCTACACTTCCATAGTCTTTATTTTCTAATAAGTCTGTGCTGTCTAGTATTGCTTTTTCTAATGCCTTATGTCTGCAGAATGTTTCGAACTCATCCATAAACCAACTCATATGACTGTCATGTGCGTCTTCAACCGGTTTTAAATTAATGCCGTTTACTGCTTCTAACTGTTCTAGTGTTGGAATACTGTTATAATTGTTAGCATGTTCTTTTAAAAACTCTACTGCTTCTCTATATTTTCTATTAAACATATAAGGTTGAACAATATTGTTTACCCTTACAAATACATCAGGATCTGTAACTAAAAATCTTAGAAACAATTCTTGTATATCTTCACCGTATTCTTTTATATCACTCATAACATTTTGCTCTGTACTTCAATTTTAATTTTATTTGCTACAGCATACTTAATTATACTAGATAATGTTAATAGTCTGCCATATTTGAGCACCGCATCACCTACATCTTTTATATCTGTGTGCCAAGGTGGGAAACTTACTTCCCACCCTAGTTCAGCGGCCTGCCTTATCAAGTCCTTGCCTGGTGCATCTCTGTCAGGGCAAAGGATTACTCTTTTATTTAATGAATTTATCTGCTGTATCTGTCTTTCGTTTATGGTATTACCCAACACACTAACGCCATCTATTAGAATAGCATCAATTACACCTTCTGTTACTACCACTATATCTCTATCTGAGTATATGTACTTGTCTATGTTAAACACATACCCTGCTTGACTGTTGTTGATATACTTAGGCGTTTCCTTTGTAGGTGGATTTATGTGCCTTCCTACATAGCCTACTATTTCTTGGTTATAGTAAAACGGTATTATCAGTCTATTCTTTAACATAAAGTCGTCACAAATAAACAAATCATAATCTGTTTCTAACAGTTTTCTTTCTTCTGCATACAACATTATTTTTTCATGTGCTTCGTTATATGGAAGTTTAGGAATATCTCTAACATTTATAACACTTGGCAATTCTACAGGTTTAAATTTTTCATAATTTATTACAATATCGTCAACTTCGTTATCAAACTCTTCTATCTTCATTAGTTCTAGAACAAGTTTCTTGACACTTTCGTTAGTTGCGCCTAACTTTACTGCAAGGTCTTTGTATTTTTTACCAATTTTTTTACTTGGCGACCATCCAGTTGAAAAGCCACAATTAAAACAGTTGTATGCAATTTTAGGACCTGTAGCAATAATACCTGCTCTGCCTCTTTTATCATTGCACATAGGACAACTAAAAGTTACCCAGCCTGCAGGTGTCTTTTTGTGTTTGTGAGGCAAGTGAGATGTTAGTAACTCGTGTACCTGTTGTATTGCGTCAGAGTGCTCCATTGCTGTTATTATACTGGATTATATATATGAAGTCAAGTCAAAATTTATCAGTTTTATGTCTTCATCATATTTTTCTAATACACGATCTTTTGATTTATTTGTATATGCATTTATATCGTCTAGATCATCTGCTGGTACATGATAATCTAATATGTAATTAGCATCAATATCAAATACCTTTTTTAAAAAAATGTTTATATCTTCGAGATGTATAAATTTGTCTATTAATTTAATTTTTTCTTGATAAGTGCCTACAAAAGAAGGTTCATGATAAAACAGATCACTGTGTACATACTCATCAAAATCTATCTTTTCGTATAAATCTTTTTCAATTATTTTTTTCCAACGAAATATGCTTCTTTCTCTAATAAACGGATTTCTAACAAACATGATATTTTGTAAATTTTTATCGTATTGTGAATCATCAAAAAAATGATTTGGTGCAATATAATCTAATAAGTCATTTTGAAAAAATTTCTGTGCTATCCACCTAGTTCCGCATCGGGTAGGAAACACACAGGCGTGAATGCCGTTGTTTAATTTGTGCATATTATTATTTAATTTCTTAAAAGAATTTTATCGAATGATCCTGAATTAGATGGACCAGGTGAATATTTAAATCTTAAGAAATTGAAGTTGCCTGTGAAACTGTAATAAGTTACACCAGACACATTTGCCATTGGTATTCTTTCTAAGTTGTTGATTACTGGTACACTTGCCCAATTTGAATCATCACTTGATGGTGCTTGTAGACCTAAACTGGCTTCAACATAAACGTTACCTGTAAATGTTGTTGAGTATAATCCTATTGTGTGAGTAGCATCTCTAAAGTTTTTATGCTGATTACCAGTAAAGGAACCACTTGTAAATACGTTTGCAGGATCACCGTTGTGAGTATTTTTTGTTTGATTCCAAACGTTTGCAATCTGTGTTGCAACTGGCGAAGGATTTGCATCGTTTTTAACTATTAATGTACAAAGTATTCCGTTGTTGTAATCAGAATAAATAGGTGTTTTGGTTCCGTCTTCGGCTACATTCTTGAATGAAACTTTGTATTGGCCTTCCACCAAAGAATTCATATCTTCTTCAGATAGTTTAAGTTCTGCTGTGCCTTTATTAAGTCCAGGTACTGCATAACGTGTTAAAACTTTTTCATTAGTTGAGTACTTAATAATATCTGCTTGTATATCATTATTGTACACATTTTGTTTTTTTCTATCTTGATTTGTGATATTGATGTACACAATATTGTCCATGCCTTTGTGTACTATAAATTCTTTTCTGTTCATACTTCTGTTATCCACATAATAATTCTCCTGTTTTCTTACAAGATTTATTGTATTTGATTGATACATTAATAGTGTTAAATTGCTCATACATGTTCATTCCTTATAATGTATTTATCTACAAAGGTATAAATAAAAATATGCAGGACCAACAGGAAATACAAGAAAAGTTTCCTTTCTTTACTATGCTTACTTATGGTGAGAAAGAATACTTTGGTATAATTCAAAACCAAGATAATGCAGTTACATCATTTTATGATTATAATGTGCTGGTAGCACCTGAAGATAAAAAACAATTTGTAGAACTTGCCGAAATATGGTGGTGGGAAAGTAATCGACAAATTCCAATTGACGTGTTTTTATTTAATGAAATGAGAGAATTTAGGAATTGTTTAAAAACATTCAATAACAAAGATATAGATGTTATATTTGGTCCAGTGACCAGTACACATAATCTAGTTAAGAAACGAATTAAAAGAAGAACAATTCAATTAGTCAAGAAGACTGACTAATTTATTTAATTGAACAATTATAGCCATTGCGTAACTATATGCGTGAGACTTCTTAAAGGAGTACGTTTCATTGTCACTTTTAATCCACACTTCCTTCTCAATGTCACTCCAACTTTTACCTACTAAGTATCTCTTACCGGGTCTTATCATTGCAAGTATCATTGCTAGTTGATCTATGTTTGTGGGTCTGTGTTGACTAACAATGTCATAATGATTGCTTATGTGGAATAATTGTTCTACTATCTCCTTGGCGCCAAATAATTCCCAAACAGGTTCTTGATTACACAACCTATCTAATTCTTGTTCAGACTCAATATTATTATACACACTATTGTTAAGTATATCTAGTTTGAAATATCCTAAATCGTCTGCTTCCTTATGATCAATGTTACTTAACCCAGTCACTGGATCATGGGGTATAGGCTGTATATAAACGCCTGTGTTGTGTTTTTCCATGCCACCTGGACGTTTGATACTGCCCGTGATATTATCTAACACACAAAGCAGTTTATCGCGGTTAGCCATATCAATATCTACATCAAAATCAATCTTCACTAAACAATAAACTCCACTTCATTAGTTTTTCTTTTTTAACTGCCATACGTTTTTGTATTTGTTCATCTGTAACAAGACCGCCATCTTTAAGTATTTCTATCATACACATAACATCGCCAATTTCATCTTGTAACTGTGTTGTATCACATGGTTCATCGAACCTTATCATTTTGCTACATGCCTGAATAAGTTCTCCACATTCTTCCATTGTGATTACTAACATTTCTTCTTTCTTTTTCATA